CAAAATGTTTATCCAATCAAAGAATAAAGTGTGTAATATGAGAGTGCTAGAAATATCACTCTCTTTTCTTTTTTATAATTTTATTTTAATTTGCTATCCAACAGCTTTATAATGGGGTGATTAGAATGAATAAAATAGAAGTGAGACATTCAAGCATAGTTATTAATAACTATGAGCTTGGAAATGCTCCTAGATTAGAAAAGTTTTTTAGTACGTATGATAAAATAAGACATATAAGTTTTCCTAAAGCAATTTATTATGATGAAGAGAATAAAAAATTGTATCTTCCAAGAGGAGCAGATATATACTTTATAGAAGGTGTATTTGGTTGCAAGGCATATTTAGATAGTAAATGCGATCCATGTAGAAAAGTAGAACCAATTAGGATTAAATATTTACCAAGAGATGACGTTCAAAAAGAAGCTATTAGATTTGTTCTTGGTAAGGATGAGTATAGCTATACTAAAGCAAAGTCTCAACTATCAGTAAATCTAAATCCTGGAGTTGGTAAGACGTATGTAAGTATAGCTATGGCATCATACACGTCTATAATGACAATGATGATTACTTCATCTTTAGGATGGATAGATCAATGGAAAAATAATATTGTAGAGTATACAGATATAAAGAAAGAAGAAGTTTATATTATTGCTGGCAGTGGATCTATCGCTAGACTATTAAATGGAATGAATGATTTTACAAAGTATAAGTTTATTCTAGCTTCCCATGATACTATAAAGAGTTATGGAGATAAACACGGTTGGGATAAAGTTGGAGGGTTATTTAAACTACTTGGGGTTGGGATTAAGATATACGATGAAGCTCATCTTAATTTCGATAATATTTGTAAGATAGATTTCTTCACTAATACAATGAAGACTATATATCTTACTGCAACTCCTGCTAGAAGTGATGAAGAAGAAAATATAATCTACCAAATGTGCTTTAAGAACGTTCCTGCTATTGATCTATTTAATGAGGAGGAAGATCCTAGAACAAAATATATAGGGATCAGTTATAACTCTCATCCTACTGCATTTCAAATAAATGATTGTAAGAATGCTTATGGGTTTGATAGAAACAATTATACAAATTATGCAGTAACAAGACCAGAGTTCTATAAGTTAATCTATATTCTCATGGAAATTAGTAGGAAAAAGAATGGTAAAACTTTAATATATATAGGCACTAATAGTGCGATACAAATAGTATTTAATTGGATGAGTTATTATTTCCCAGAGTATCTTGGTCAGATAGGAATATATAATTCTCTAGTTCCTAAGAATATAAAGGCTGAGCAGTTGAATAAGAGGGTTATACTTTCAACTACTAAGTCCTGCGGTGCAGCAATAGATATTCCTGGGCTTGTATTAACTATTGTATTAGCTGAACCTTTTAAGTCTGAAGTGTTGGCTAGACAAACATTGGGGAGAACAAGAGCCAGAGATACTGTTTATATAGAAGCAGTAGATAGAGGGTTCTTATCTATCAAGAAATATTATAAGCAGAAACAACAGATATTCGATAAGTATGCTACAGAGTCTACCGATATATTCATTAGTGATAAAGAGCTTGATGTGAAATATAATCAAATTGTTGCCGCTAGACAAATTGCTTATATTCAACAGATATACAACTATCAAATGAATATGGCACAGAGAAACATAGTAGAGCGCACCATTGTAGAAAGGGTGATAATAGATGGATGAAATAATAAATATTATTGATACTTTATTATTATTGACCGGAAAGAATAAGGGTGAAATTGATAAATTTCTAAAACAGCATAACGATGCACTCTCTAAAATAGATTTAGAAAAAACAGATATAGAACATTATATAGAATTTTCTAAATTAAATGCATATGATGGATGGAAAGCGTATTCGATGCTTCAAGATGTATTGCTTAGACGTAGAAAAATAAAAATACATAATAGTATATTTAATTGTATATGTCGTAACAGCAATACTATAGTTGCAATTGATAAGATTCGCGGTGAAATCGATACTATCGTTCAAAGAAACTATACATATACCCCACGAATACTAACCAATTTAGATTATAGTAAAAAACATTACTAGACTGAACGCTAAATGCGTTCAGCATATTTACCCCTTTATTGAATTAACTAGAGTATAAGAGCTCAATAAAGGGGTGAACCAGTATGATACAACAGGGTGGTGCGCAGTACAGTCGATTACCACAACAACGACAAGCTGCTCCAGCTAGAGTATATCAAATGTCTACAACCAATAGATCATTTTTAGAGATGCACTACTATCTAAAAAAGACTGGTGTAGAAAATAACAAATTCATGCTTACACTATTAGATCCGGATTTGGCTGGCGTAGATCCACACGATCCTAATCTGAGTCAGGTTCAAAAAGCTAAAATTCTTAGAGAAGTACGATTTAATTATTGGTACTATCTAAGAGAAGTTGTACGGGTTCCAGTTGCAGGTAAAGCTACAGGAGATGTATATAATCTTCATAGGGGTAACTTAGCATTAAACTTTTGCTTAATGTATAATTTGAATATCTTTTTCGAACTACCACGGCAGCAAGGTAAATCAGTATCTGCAGTTATTTGGTATTTGTACGTATATAACTTTGCTACGTCTAACTCTGAAATTACATTCTTAAACAAAGCAATGAAAGATTCCAAGCTGAATCTACAGCGACTTAAAGACATACGAGATTCTCTTCCATCATATTTACGAATGGATCAGCCTTATAGTATGGATAATAAGAAACTTAAGATGCCATCAACTGTAGAAACTATTCAGCATCCTATTAATAAGAACGTAATAAAAACAGCACCATCTGCTAGAAATCAAATAGCAGCAGCTAATCTACTTCGTGGTCGAACCATTCCTGCACTATGGGCAGATGAGTGGGCATTTATTCCATATAATGACATTATCTATATTAACACAATTCCTGCATTTAAAACTGCAGCATTGAATGCTAAGAAAGTTGGAGCTCCTTATGGTATACTACTTTCTACAACTCCTGGTATCCTAACTACTAATGAAGGTAAAGAAGCATATCGTATGCTTCAAGGTGCTGTAAACTTTACAGAAAAATGGTACGATCTAAGCTATCAACAAATCATGGGTATTATAAATGCTAATAGTTCTTCTAACTTTGTCTATGTAAAATTTACATATAAACAAGTTGGTCGAGATGAAAAATGGTTTGAAGATATATGTAAGGAAATGCAGTGGAAATGGAACGAAATACGTCGCGAAATATTATTAGAATGGAGCGATAGTCCAGAGAACTCTCCATTTAATAAGGAAGATTTAGAAACAGTAGGTCGGTTAGTTCATGATCCTATTGATGCTAGACTTATTCTTGGTAAGTGGACTCTAAATATCTACGAGAAGATTCCTTTGAAATCAGATTATACTCCAAAATATCCACCTGTTATGGGTGTCGATGTATCTGGTGGTTACAATCAAGATGCTTCCGCCATAACTATCATTGATTCTAAAACAACCAGAGTCTTTGCAGATTTCAAATGCAACTATATATCTCCTATAGATTTAGCCAGAGTAATATATGAGATAACAACAACTACGATGCCGAACGTTGTAATAAACGTAGAGCGAAATGGCGGTTATGGTGCATCTGTTCTTGCTAAGCTTATAGAATCTAAGATCAAGAAGAATCTCTATTACGAAATTAAAGATAGAGTAATAGAAGAAACAAATGATGGATTACGTATAGTACGAAAGAAACAGAAAACAAAAGTTTATGGTTTCGATTCTGGTAAAGCTAGCCGTGAATTATTAATTGAAATACTTAGAGAGAGAATGGAGCTTCATAAAGATAAATTTATCTCTCCTATACTTCATAGAGAATTGAAGGGTATGCAAGTTAAAAGAAGCGGTAGAGTAGAGCATTCAGATACAAGTCATGATGACCAAGTATTCTCATATTTGATGGCTCTATACGTATGGTATGAAGGCAAGAACCTTAAGGAATTATTCCATATCGAAAAAAGTTCAATCAAGACGGATGAACAGATTGATGAAGTTATAAATGGGCTAGAAGAGAAGTATTCTAGCATTGTAGAAGAAATAGAATATATTGATAATGATTTAAACGAAGAAGTAAATAAAGAACTTAAAGAAATGAAAGCAGCTAGTGGTATTCTTTTGAGCGATTGGAAGAAAAGTGAAATGGAAAAAGAAAATGTCATGCTTAGAATGATGCTACAAAATAGAGCAGTTAAAGAATCATATGCTAGACAAAATAACTGTACTATTGACGACTTGAATTCTAATTTAGATCTTGATAACATGGCAATTCCAGACTCAGTGTTTACTAATTTTGCATCAGATCCTGAAGAGGATTATAAAAAAATGATGGATGAGAATTTCAATTTTAGATAAAACATAATATATCCCTCTATAGCATTGCTATAGAGGGAGTATTTTGACAGACCGGTGCCCATGCCAGGGCAGGTGGCATGGGCATTAGGCGTGTAAAATAAGGGGAAAGAGAGATGAACAATTTCGAGAAAAAGGAAATGTAAGGAAGCAACCATACTTTTACATATGATTATACTTATGTTTGTTTATATATTATATAACTGATAGGAATTGAAAACCTATCTATCATTATAGTAAGAGAAACACTCTTAACAAAATTTAAGGAGAGATGTCACACATGAGAAAACTAAGCGAATTAGAAAAACATTTCAAATTACCAACTATGAATGGAAATATTTTAACAACCCTGGTTATTATGAAAAATGGCAATCCTGTATATCGCGATATACACATTTCTGGTAAATCTCCAGATTACAGAATAACTTCTTGTTCTCAGGAGTATGATAGTATACACTATCCTATATTAGATCTTACTGATATTCCACGTATAACAATATTAAATACCACTGTGTCTCAAGGTGATGGAGAATACGGTGTATACAAATCTCTCAGATTACATTTTAAAGAAATTCTTCGTACGTCTGATATAGGACCAATGCTTAACAGATATTATGGTGTACTTTCAGGTAGATTGATACATAAATATTTAGATGAGTTTATAATTAAATCTTTGAAATCGGAATGTTGTGATAAAGAAACATTTGCTGAAAATTATAAAACTATGCTTAATACTCTAATTACCACTCTTGATACTAAAGCTAATACTATTTTAAAATCTATTAGAATAGATTGTACAACAGTTACTTTAGCTAATGAAATTATTTCACCTCTTGTCAATTACAATGTAAAAGATGCTGAATTTACATCACTGTTTGAAAAGGAAATAGATGCTATTCGTATGAAAGCAGATCCAAATGGATTATCAAAATATGTAAAATACGACGATCCAGAAATAAAAAGTGTAAGTTATCTTGGATTTTATAAAACTGAAGATGGTCAAATAGCTCCTTTCATTAATGATGAGAAAACGAATAGTTGCTCATCTATTTTGTTAAAGAACTTTGATAATTTTAGAGTGATGGACTCGCTATCCGAGCTTATATATAATCATGATAAAGGATACAATTACCCAACAATCCATCTAGATAAATTAAATATCATACTTGTTAAATATAAAAATAAAAATAACCTTATGATAATGATAGCCGGAAATCGGCATAATAGTGTAATGTTTCCCGATACTACAGGTA